CCCAAAAGCAAGCTGATGAAGATGCAGTTATTTTTACTGGGTATGGTGATCTGTTCTTTGGAGATGTTCCTACAGCTGATGTTGAGAAGCAGCTCGATGACAAAGAGGGATTACCAGATCGTATTATTGCAGGATCCTAGGAGAATACTATGAAGAATAAGAAAGCAAACTGTGGCGCATCCCGCCCAGCAACGCAAAAAGGCACACCTAAGATGATGGGTGGTGGCTATGCAATGAAGAAGCCTAAGATGGGTTATGGCGGTATGGCCAAGAAGAAGAAATGAACTTCCTAGCGGTGATATTGCTATGCCAGACTGTTGAGGTCTCTAGTTGCATATTAATAAATCACAAAAATCTGCTTCCTAATTTAGAGGAATGCCAGCTATATGTTAATAACAAGGTTGGTACGGTCACCGCTAGAGGATTACTTGGTATAGGATATTGCGCTCCTGTGGATACGGGTATGTCGATATAGCAATCCTAATACCTTAATAATTCTGATATAATTACCTCAGTAGTTGTTAAACGGAGGTAATTATGCTACAATATCTAAATAAAGTATTTAAAAAAGTTCAACTCACACAAGAACGCAGAGCAGCTCACTTCATGCTGCAGAACTTAAGTGACCGACAGCTCAAAGATATGGGCATCACTCGCGGTGAAATATATCACAAACTCTACGATAGGTAATTGATGTCTAAGATAGACAAATCAAGAATGGCCTGTAATAAACCTCGCCGCACCAGTGGCGGGGCTAAAAAGTTTGTAGTTAAGGCATGTAAGGATGGCAAAGAGAAGATAGTTCGATTTGGGGATCCTAAGATGACCATTAAAAAGAGTAATCCTAAACGCCGTAAATCATTCCGTGCTCGCCATAAATGCGACACAGCCAAGGATAAATTCAGTGCAAGATATTGGTCTTGCAAGAAGTGGTGACCTAATGGCCGCTAAGAAGAAAAAAGCTGATGATGCTTGCGTTAGAAAAGTAAAGTCTCGTTATAAAGTTTGGCCCAGCGCATATGCATCTGGCGCAGTAGCAAAATGCCGAAAGGTTGGAGCTAAAAACTGGGGCAATAAAAGTAAGAAGAAATAATGGCAGTTCGTAAATCAAAAAAAGGAGCTGCACTTAAGAAGTGGTTTAAAGAAGATTGGCGCGATGTAAAGACAGGCAAACCCTGCGGTCGCTCTGGTAAAAATGATAAGCGTAAAAGCTATCCCGCTTGTCGCCCCGCATCACAATCAAAGAGTAAGTCTGCAAAGAACGCAGCGAGCAAAAAAACCAGCTCTAAGCGTATTAGCTGGGGCAAAGCAAAATACAAAAAAGGGTAGGATTACGATGGATGAACGTCTTAGGCGTATGGAGGACAAATTGGATAGATTGTCCGAAGCAGTTGTTGCAATGGCTCGAATGGAAGAACGTATTCTTACCGTATTCAAACGTCTCGAGCACATAGATGGTGCATTTAAGAAGTTTGATGACCGAATGGATGATATTGAAAAGCAAGCAATAGCAAGGGGGCAGAAGATAGCCTTTGCTGAGCGGTTTTTCTGGATGATTTGTACTGGAGCAGTTGGCCTAGCCTTCGTGTATTTGAGATAATGGAAAAAAAGAAATTAACAGAACGCCAACAAGCATTTATTGATGCATTGATGGGTGAAGCAGCCGGTGATCCTAGGACTGCAATGGATATCGCAGGATATTCAAAGAATACAACGATAAAAGAGGCTATAGAGCCCGTTAAAGATGACATTATTGCAGCTGCTGATCTAATGATCGCAATGAATGCTCCTAGAGCCGCCGTTGGGCTTACTAATGTTATGATAGATCCTAGTGCGTTAGGTGCAAAGAACGTAATATCGGCAGCTAAAGAAGTTTTAGACCGAGCTGGGGTTGTTAAAAGGGAAACAGTTGAAGTCAAAGGCCCAGAAGGTGGTATTTTTATACTCCCCCCAAAACAAGCTAGTGAATGACACAAAATACAGATTTTCCCGACAAACGCAGGGCTAATAGAACCGCTAGAGTAGCCTACGGCTACCGACCATCCGAAGACGATCCGTGTATCCTGATACCGGACGAGGATATGATGGATTTTATAGTCGAGGCGCTTGATCACATAGATAAAGGTGGATCTCTCAGAGAAACTGCGGCGTGGCTTACTCAAAAGACGGGTAAGTCTATTTCGCATCAGGGTATTAATAAGATCTGGAAGGAGCGCAGAGGTGCTCTAGATGGAAACAAGAGAGAAAAGCAACAGAAGAAGACTCGCAAGGCAAGGGCTCCTAAAACTGGCCCAGAAAAAGCTAAAGCTAAGATTAAAAGAAAAGCTGCGGATGCTAAGCGTGTACTGACACTACAGAAAAAAAAACTAGAGCAATGGGAAGACAAACCCGCCAAAGAAGTTACTTTAACACCTCGTAAGACGATAAGTGAAACTTTAGATTTTGACGCTGCCCCAGAAGAGAGGGAGATTGTATTTGCTCCTAATCCCGGCCCTCAAACAGAGTTCTTATCTGCTATAGAACGAGAGGTACTATATGGAGGAGCAGCCGGAGGTGGAAAAACTTATAGTCTGATTGCTGATCCTATGAGGTACTTCTCACACCCAGAATTTAATGGGTTAATTTTGCGTAAGACTACAGATGAGTTACGTGAAATTATATGGAAAACACAAGAGTTATACCCAAAGGCTTTTAAAGGAGCCAAATGGCAAGAAAAGAAAAGCCAATGGGTATTCCCAAGCGGAGCACGACTGTGGCTCACTTACTTGGAGCGTGACGAAGATGTGTTGAGATACCAAGGGCAAGCTTTTAGTTATATTGCCTTTGATGAGCTCACTCAACATCCAACGCCCTTCGCTTGGAACTATATGCGTTCCCGCTTAAGAACAACCGCACCAGATCTCCCGATCTTTCTACGCGCTACAAGCAATCCGGGTGGGCCCGGACATGGATGGGTTCGTAAGATGTTTGTGGATCCGGCTCCGGCCAATGTTCCATTTACTGCAACAGATATAGATACAGGTGAGGATCTAAAGTACCCAGACACGCATCCATCTAAGGCGGGTCAGCCATTATTCCAACGTAGGTTTATACCAGCTTCACTATACGACAATCCTTACCTAGCTAATGATGGTGCATATGAAGCTAACTTGCTTTCTCTACCTGAGATGCAGCGCCGACAATTACTAGAGGGTGATTGGGCAGTAGCCAGTGGAGCAGCCTTTACAGAATTTAGGAGTAATGTACATGTTGTTGATCCCTTCGAAATCCCAGATACTTGGCGTAAATTTAGATCTGCAGATTATGGCTATAGTACATACAGCGCTGTGCATTGGTATGCTATCGACCCTTCTTTCAATACCTTAATTGTTTATCGAGAGTTATACCTTAGCAAACATACGGGTAGAGACCTAGCTAAGGCAGTTCTGGAAGCTGAGAATGGTGAGAAGTTAAGCTACGGAATATTAGATAGCTCATGTTGGCATCAACGAGGACAATTAGGCCCATCCATAGCGGAAGAAATGATATCCCAAGGATGTAGATGGCGACCTTCAGATAGATCTAAAGGATCTCGGGTTGCTGGCAAAAACAGATTACATGAACTTCTTAAAGTAGATGAAGACACACAAATGCCGGGAATAGTGTTCTTTAATACTTGTAGACAAATTATTGCGGATCTACCCACGATACCGAGCGACCCAAAGGGATCAGATGATATTGATCCTAGATACGCCTCAGATCACGCATACGACTCGATACGTTATGGTATTCAATCTCGACCTCGAGCGTTTAGCGCTTTTGATGATGGTCAAGGAATTCCACAACAGAAATGGCAACCTTCAGATAACATGTTTGGATACTGATAATGGCATTAATGAAGCCCCCTACCGACCCTATTAACCAAGAAGATATGACCGATGAAGCAAACGTCATAGCTCTCGAAGAAGATGGGGATGTAGAACAAGAAAATAGCGAATACTCTGGTGTCGTCGGATTTATTAA